GAAGGCGCGCAAAATGATAAAGAGTTAAAACAGCTTGAGACAGCTAATGTTTTCATGGCTGATTTGGAATATGCTGCTGTTTTAGAAGATGTTTCAGAAGTATCTGATCTACTAAGCGCGGCTCAGGAGTATGCACAAAAACCTGTAGGTGTGGAGGCACAGGAAGATGAAACAAAAATCGCAGAAGAGAAAAAGCTCAGAGAAGCAGAACTTAGAGAACGTGAAAAAGCACATCGTTTACCCGGAGAGACCTTGCCGGATAAATCTGGGGGGCCTATACGAGAGTTGTATCAAGCACTCCGTACAAAAGAAACCCGAAGAAACTACTCAGCCCCGATAGATGTTAATAAGGTTGCAGCACCCACTTTCTACTCAGTTTTACAAAGAGTTGCTGATAAGCCAGGCATGCCTTCAAAGGCCCAGGCCATTCCTAATTGGCTGCTTAAGCACGGTGTTAAGCCTGTTGAGATACAGGAGATGGCTGTTGAGCAGTGGCTTAAAGATAACCAGGATAAAGATGGTAAAATAAAACAAGAAGACTTTAAAGCTTTCCTTGTGGAAAATGCTATTGTCTTAGAAGAGAAGGTTTTAGGTGGCCCTATCACATATACTGAGGAGGATTTAGAATATCAGGGTATTGAAGGTCAGTCAGAAGGTCGGACGGAAGCAGAGGAAAGTGAGTTAGAAGATCTACGATTTACAAATCTTAACACTATTGAGCTAACGGAGCGTTGGACTGAACTTTTACATAAAGCCAGTTCTCAGGGCTTTCATGTAATAAAAGTTCCAGGTAATGTCCTTCAAATACCCGTTAGTCAGTATCCCACAAAAATAGCTGCAATGGCGCATGCATTAACTAAAATCAAATTACAAGACTTCACTCAGTACTCTACGTACGTGACCCCTGGCGGCACTGATTACGTGGAGCAGTTGTTACTATTACCTCTGGGTCGGGAGTTCGACGACTTTAAAGACTATATGAAACCTGGTTTTATTTCTGAGCATTTCTCTGATATAAAAAACAATGTAGGTTGGTTCCGTGGCAACTGGCGCACTGACGCTGACGATAAGCGCATGTTCTTTATTGAAGAGATACAAAGTGACTGGGCGCAGACTGGGAAGAGTGAAGGATTTGAACAAACCACTACAGTATATGCTGTCCTTGATGCTAGAGGTAACACTGACAGTTTACAGTTAAGTAAAGCTGAGGCTGAAGCCTATATTGCAAGAAGGCCAACATTAGCGAAAGATCGTTTTACTATAGAAAAACGTGAGGAGAATATATCAGGTATTCCTGATATGCCGTTCAAAGAAAACTGGCATGAAGTGGTTATGAAAAAGGCCATCGCCTATGCTGTTGAAAATGGCGCTGAGGTTATTGGATTCACAACAGGGAAACAGCAGGCTGACAGATATAGTTTACGCAGGGTCGTGAGTAGTGTTGACGCAGAGATAATGGATTCCGGCAGTCGAGCGGTGTTTATAAGATTTACAAGTAACGAAGATATTCAATTAATAGTGGATGATAGTGGAGTTGTAACGCAACAATCAACACCGCACTCTGGTTTGGATTTTGAGGGTAAAAACTTGGCGCAAATTTTAGGTAAGAAGTTAGCAGCGAATATCCTGGGGGTAAAGGGCTTTAGGAAATTTGATGGCGAAGATCTTGAAGTTGGCGGCGAAGGTATGATAGCTTTTTACGACCAGAAGCTGCCTGGGTTCCTTAAAAAGTATTTGAAACAGTTTGGCAGTAAAGTAGGTGAGACAAAGATTGATATATCGGCTTCAGAAACTAAAGCTCTCGTAAAAGCCACTAGGGTGATAGACGCGCCGGGGGGTGAGTTCACTTTACAGGTACAGAGTGAAGCCGGTATCTGGACATCCGTTGAGCAGCACAGTACCAGAGCTTTCGCTGAAGAACGCGGTGAGATTTTTATGGAGGGCAAGGACGTACCTGATGCGCCTGTTCACTCCTTCCCTATTACAGATCAACTGCGTGAGCAAGTAATCAATGAGGGACAGACTCTTTTTCAAGCACAGGAACGCAGCAGGCGTGGCTCTATCCAAATATTTGATGATAAGTATATCATTAACTTATTAGAAAATGCAGACGCTTCAACGCCGTTTCACGAGCTCTCACACGTATATCTAAATGAGATGCTTAATATGGTGAGTAGTGGTGTAGCATCTAAGGCCATGCAGAAGGATCTACAGTCTACGCTCACTTGGCTGGGCGCTACCTCAGTTGAGAGTTTGACAGAGGAGCAATTAGAACAGTTTGCAGATGGGTTTGAAGTATATCTTATGGAGGGCAAAGCTCCTATCCCTGAACTTATTCCAGCTTTTAAGAGATTTGCGCGTTGGATTAAAGAAGTTTATAAAAGAATAAAGGGCCCTGATGTAAATTTAAGCCCTGAGATTCGGGAAGTATACGACCGTATGTTAACCACCGAGCAGCAGATTGAGGCCACTGTCGGCGCTGTGGGTTTAGCACCAATGACAAAGGCTGAGATGGATGATCTGGGCGTTGTTACAGAAGATAGAGCGTATTTAACAGGACTGCATGTGGACGCTACAGAAGAGGCTGAGCGTAAGATGTTTGCTGCAATACATCAGGGTATAAAAGATAAGCTACCTGACTGGCGGGAAGAAGGCGAAAAGATAGCTGATAAGAATCGGATGCACCAGATAGTTACTGATCTGAAAAAGGGTAAGATATCCGATGAAAAGCTAAGCCTTGAGCAAAAAGAAGACATACAGTTTGAGCAGAATAGGATAATAGAAGCACAGGTACAGAAAGACACTGCGCGTGAAATCCGGCAGAAATACTATAAAAAGATACGTGTGGTTAAGGGCAGTTTCATGTATACAGAAATTCAGGATGCAGAACTTAGTTCATACTTCAAAACCACAGACAAAGATGCAAGCGAGATAGACGTGCACGCAGAAAACGCGGGTATGGGGGATGATGTTGATGGTTTTCTGGATATGCTTATACAGGCACAGGAAGACTACGCATCAGCTGTAGATACTTTACGTGAAGCAAAAGACGCGTTAGATAGTCTGACTAAAGCAGGCATTAACAGACAAACAGCTATTGAGACCTGGGGTCAGGAAGTTATAGATCAAATGCCTCCAGGACTAAAAACTATATTTAAAGTGGACGGCATGCATCCTGACGAAGCTGCTGAAGAGTCTGGCTTTAACTCAGCTGAAGAGTTATTTGATGCATTGCAGGCGTACATTCCACGTACACAAGAGATAAAGAACTATGTCGATCAGCAGAAAGCTGCATATGAAGCTTCATTTGATCCGACTGATTTTATATTTGATACCAAAGAGTTTGCTGAATACCTGGGTGTTATTGGAAAGTACGTCAATGGAATGATGGATGCAGAAGCCCAGGTCAATGAGTTTACCGTGGGGCGGAAGGGTCGCAAGCCTGCGCTCGCGCGTAGTGCTTTCAAAAGTTACGCAGAGGCTATTCTGCGGGATATGCCTTTGCGTGATGCGATCCGGTCTGACATATTCATAGCGGCAGTTAATAAAGCTGCAACTGCTGAGATTGCTGCTGTTAAAAAGAAAGACTGGGCTGCGGCACAGGCAGCTAATGAACAGCGCAGACTTAACTTTGAGATGGCTAAAAAGTCACGCGGTATACGCACTGACGTTGAAGCTATGCAGCGCCGGGCCAAACGCCTGAAGAAAGCAAAACCTGATAAAGTAGACCCAGCATATTTAGGCGCTACATTGAAGCTGCTTGAGCGCTTTAACTTAGTAGAGCTTGGGCCAGGTTACGCTCCAGTTTTAGAGAAGGCAGGCGATATAAAAACGCTGCTCGCTGCGGACAGTACAGATGAGCTGGGGCCTGCGGACTTTAATTTTGATCCATTTCTCACAGATATTGATACACCTTTAGACTATAAAGATTTGACAGCTGATGGTTTGGCTGAGCTGAAAGCTCTTCTCAAAACTCTGGAAAGAAAAGGTCGGGATGCGATCAGCCCCCGACTAACTTCGATAGACAAAACTCTGGAGGAAGTAGAAGTGGAGTTGATAGCAATTTTGTCTACATTGAAAGATAAACCTAAATGGGCTAAACGCGGTAAAGCGTTCTTTGGTATAGATCCAACTGCGGCCTTACGTAAGATGCAGGACGCCGCCAGAGAGCACTACGCAGACACAAACCAGCTGTGGGCTATGATCAGGGTTTTAGATGGATTTGTATACTACACAAACGACGGTGAGGCAGGGCCTTTTGAGCGCTACTTCAGAGATAACTTAGAAAAAGCGTACGCCACCAAGTCTGATATGCAGGTTATTTATAAACCAATGCTTGAGGCTGCGATGCTTAAGTTGTTTGAGCGTGGCCGTAATATGTCATTCAACTTAAATGAATATATTGATGTACCACGAACTCCGGCAATGATAGCTGATAATAGACAGTGGGACTTCGAGGCAGTGACTGCGGTAGCGTTAAACGTAGGTAATGAGTCTAACCTTCTTCGTTTGCAAGAAGGTTATGGCTGGAGCGATGAACAGCTTACCAGTATTCTAAGTATGCTGAATGATAAAGAGTGGGACGCTATTCAGGATATGTGGGATATATTTGAAGCTATGCGACCTGCGATGTTTGCAGCTGCTGAGCGTATACATGGTGTGGCTCCGCCGCATATAAAACCTCAGTCATTCACAACGCCTACTGGCAAACGAATGCGAGGTGGGTACGCCCCTGCAGTCTACGACCAGAGAAATATTAGAGCTGCTGAAATGACTGAAAAACAAATATTGTCTGAGTCTTCTAATGCTGCACATCAACGCCCGGCTGTTAATGCCAGGGCTACAAAAACGAGAGCAGCTACTGGGGGCGGTATGCAAATAAGACTGGATCTGTCCGGCATATCAAGACAGTATGGGTATAACCTGCAATATGCTGCGTTTGCTGAGACTGTAAGAGATTTATCCCGTATTCTTAATAAGCAGGAGATAGCAGATGCTATAGCGCAAAAGGTGGGTCCTGAATGGCTTCCTGCAATGAGAGAAATTCTGGCCAATGTTGCAAATCCGGGCGTTGACTCCAGGTCACACTGGGCGAACAGACTTATCCAGCGTATGGGCTATTCAGCTTCTAAGTACATCCTTGGTCTTAATAGATCCGTAGGTATTAAACAGACCTTCTCAGTGCCGGGTATATATTTGGAAGGCGGATCATGGCACAAAGGTCTGACCACTATAATGAAAAACCCTATAAAAGCCTGGGAACTTATGATGGAAGAGAGCCCGGCTATGAGGCAACGGTTCGGCGATAGACAGATTGACCGTGAAATACAGAAGCAACGTAAAAAACTACTGGCCCGGTCTAAAATGGAAGGTGTGCCAAGAGAGATTATTGACGCGACGCTATTCATGTACATAAGAGCGTTCGATGCGCTGGTTGTTTTCCCAGCTTATTATGGAACTAAACAGAAAATGGAAGCTAAGTACGGCCCAGGCCAACGCGCAATCCGTGAGACTGAGAAAATAATACTGGACACACAACCTATCAGTCGCGAGATAGATTTATCTACCATGCAGTTGGAGCGCAAAGCTTTGTCACGTATGTTTACTTTCTTTTCAGGGTTCGCTATGAAGTTTGAGAATCGTAAGCGTGTATATGTGAGAGGTTTCCTGGAAGGTAAAATCCCTCTTAGAAAGTTTGTAACACATGTAATGATGGAACGTATATTGCCGCCTATGATCATGAGTTTTATGTTTACAGCAGGTGCGGGTGATGACACTGACTGGGAAGACGTTGGATGGGACGTTCTACTGTATCAAGTCTTTGGCTTTCCCATAGTGCGTGAACTTTCAGTATTGACAGCCAATACTATTCGGTATGCTACAGATGAAGACTTCAGAGGCTTCTCTGCTTTCGGCACACCAATGTCAACTATACCGGATGCTGTTGAATGGAATATGAACACTATTGCCAAATGGTTTTCTGATGAAGGCGAAACAGTAGACGGTGTGCTGGCTGCAATGGACCTTATACTCGCACTCAATGGCGTACCCGCTATAAAAGCATATAAAGATATTGAAGAAGGTATCCGTCAGGCTGAGCAGTCAGACGGCGGCTTTGATAAGCTATTTAAATTGTTAATAAAACCAGATCCGCAGGAGAGGGAGAGATAATATTATGATTAGTGGAATGTACGAACCAGAATACTATACCGTCACTGGAAGCCAGGTAGCGTTTCCGATAACTTTTGAGTTTGTCAACTCAGATGATATACGGGCGACACAAACAGATCAGACCACGGGGGTAGCTACTGAGTTAGCACCGGGGACTGACTTCACGATAGCCGGCGCAATATTAACTACAACCGCCCAGCGGGCTGTAGGTGATGGCTTGACTGTATGGATGGAGATGCCATTTGTACAAAGTTCAGACTATAAAAATGCCGGAGACTTAGATTTAGAAAACATAGAAGATGACTATGATATCACCGCGCTCGAACGTCAGTTGTTGTTGGATGCAACCTTCCGGTCTATAAGAGCGCCTATTTTTTCACCTCTAGGCGCGGAGGGTATGGAGCTCCCGCCTTTACAGGGTGGTAAGTTGGTAGGGATAAACGGCGCGGGCACTGGTGTTGAGTTTTTCGATCAGCCGGACTCGGGCTTAATGCCATCCGGTCAACACCGCCAAGTTTTACAGAACTTTAATGGGACAACATGGAGCGCGGTTGATAAAGATTTTATATTAGTTACGGACTACGGCGCGGCGGGCGACGGATCGACAGATGATACAGTTACAATTCAAGCAGCGCTAGATACAGGGAAAGATGTTTATTTCCCAGCAGTTGATGATCCTGATACAGAATATTATAAAATAACAGCGGCACTTATACTACAGGAAGGACAAAAGATATTTGGTGAAGGTGCTAAATCTATAATAAGACAAGTCACGACAGGCACACCATGGCCTAATGTTATAGAAGCATCTGGGAAAGACAATATTACTGTTAATAACTTACATCTGTTCTGTGGTGGCTTAACGAGTCAGCATAATGATGGTTGCGGCATATATCTTTTTGATTGTGATAATGCAAATATAGAAAATTGTATTTTTGAAAATATGAGAGGTCACGGGATCTTAGGGGATGAAGTAGAGAACTGTGTTATACAGAACAACATCTTTATAAATTCTACAACAGAAGACGAAATGACAAACGGATTAACGGGATCAGATATAAGACTACAAGATGAAAGCCACGGTAATCTTATTACAGGAAACACTTGTATGTCTGGTAACAGTAACGGTATTAGAATTTATGCGAGAGATACCGAGACTTGTAGTGGTAACAGAATAACCGGGAACAGGGTGATCAATGCTAGGGGACAGGGTATCACGCTTTATAGGACGGATTTGCTAGGGGGCTCAGTTGTTGGAACTATAATAGCAGACAATATTATTAATAATGTGACGGGCATGATTAAAAATAGTGGTGGCGACGGATATGACTTTGGAGCAGGGATATATATACAGGGTGCTGAGTATACTACTATAACAGGTAACAGAATCTCAAACACACACTCTGGCTCACCCCCTGGCGGGTTTAGTGGGAATCTAGCTTATGCCGCTATTGCATGTGTGAATTATGGAAATATTATAGTGTCAAATAACTCTATTAACACAGATGACCATTTTCATGGGATAATGTTGAATGATGGCAATCAGTACGGTTTAGCTGATGGGAGATCTATTGTTTCTAACAACTCTATAGAAGAGATGGGATTAAGTGGTATCTATGTAAGATTTAAAAGCAATGTGTCACTCACTGGCAATAGTATTTTTAATACCACTGAGAATGGTATTCTTGTGATAAACTCTGCGCTCACTCCTGGGGAAAACTATGTTATTGCAAATAATATTATAAGAGGAACTACACTCGACGGTATTAACGTAGATTATGTTAATAACCTTTCATGTACTGGTAATACTTTGGAAGAGATTACTGCATCATCAACAGAGTTTGACCATGTAATCAATGCTGTAATGACTGGTAATATGATTCGTGGTGGCGGGACGTACGGGATATATTTACATGGAGCGTGTGAAGATTTTATATGTAACTCAAACTTTGTTGCGGATCAGGCTAATGGTATAAGATCAGAACTGTATGGGTTGATGGTTAGAGATAATGCTTTTGATAATAACACTAAAAACTATTACGATGCCGGTGCGGATTTTTCAGCTGTTAGGACGCTTTCAGATTCCGCCACACCATCAGTTAAGAATGGTGAGCTTTTCCTTACAGGTGCTACTACAACCATAACAGGTTTTAGTGAAGGTGTGGTGTTACAGGAACTACATATCAGAGCTGATCACTCACTCACTATTATAGGAGTCGCTATGGTTAGTGGTGACACTATATCTTTTAAAATGTTTGAAGATGGTGTCTGGACTCAAACAGGAAGTGTAATAGCTTAATGAAAGTAGAGATTATCAGAACAGAACATACTACAAAGCACACAATAGGAATTATGCGAGTTGACGGCGCACAGTTTTGCTCTACGTTGGAGCTGTCCTGGTTAAACAACATACCATTTATTTCATGTATTCCGTGCGGAGCTTATAATTGTAAACGAATACACAGCGCTAAATATGGAGATACTTTTGAGATTACCGACGTGCCTGATCGAGACAATATCCTCCTCCATGCAGGCAACTGGGCGTCAAATACAGAAGGCTGCGTGTTGCTCGGTCAGCATGCCGGTAAGCTCAGAAATGAACGTGCTGTGTTAAACTCAGGGAAAACTTTTCGCAAATTCCTGGCGTTAACACAGCACGTTGACAATTTTGATCTGTTTGTTATGTCATTTTAGTTAAAACCGTTGATGGCTTATTTTGTTGTCATATTTACGGTACAATCTGAAACATTAATCTTTGCGCATAAAGATACCGCTAACACATCCAACGCCTTTTCTGTGACTTCAGAACTTCTATGTTCAAGTGCGGCTTCTAGCACATCTAAAATTGCCTGGGCCCTTGCTTCAACTGCTTCCTCAGTTATGTCACCGGTTTTAAAATACATACCATTTTCCATTTTACTCTCCTTTTTTTTTGTTTACGATTAATGTTTATTTTGAGCGTTTAGGCTAAATCTGGTTGAGGCTTTTTTCTGCTTCGTTCAGGTTGTCCTGAATAGTGTTTAAACTATAGAGCATAACAGCAAGCCACCCTTCGCCACAGGAACTCTTCTCTGAAGGCGCGCAGTCTGGTGTAGCACCATGAAGGGCGTCTGTTTTTTCCGATGCTCCATTTCTTATTCTCAGACTTGTGTCTTTAACGTCCTGTACGCACTCAGCTAATCTAGAATACTTATCGTCTGTTAATACTACTTTTTTTACTTCGCATGCATCATTCATTTTTCTCTCCTCTTTTTTTGTTTACGATTAATGTTTATTTTAAGTGTTTAGACTAAGCCTTCTTGAATAGCCAGCCATTCAGGTATCTCAATATTTACGGTGTCGCCTATTTCAAGCTCATCTTCACACTCTATTTGAGACAGCGGAAGCCAATGATTACTGACTTCATCATCTGTCACCAAGGCGGCTTCGTCTGTCATGTGTATGATACGTACAGTTAATTCGACTGTCTCACTCATAACTTAAACCTTTCTATATCTTTAAGTTTTTTGTAATTTTAAGTCTTTCTTTTCAGTCCTTGTACATCTGCTTTTGCATTATCGAATATATCACGAACAAATACATTACATTTCTCAAAACCGGATTCATCTGGTAGGCTATCTACTGCTTTCTTCACAGTCGGAAACGCTTGACATAGATTCTTGTAGCCTTTAGTTTCTCGAAATCGAGTCTGTATTGCTTTCGCCTGTTCTGCTGTTAATTTTTCCACTTTGCGCTTCATTTTTTTCCACTTAAACCTTTCTATACCTTCTACCGCGCCAGCCCTCAGCCTCCATAGGTAAGCCCGCAGCCCATGAAGGTGCGTCCAGCATTAGTTTATTATATTCATCTAAGCTTCCTGTGCCTGTGGGTACCTCAGCTACAAGCTCATCATGAACGTGTAGCACTATTGGATACCCAGCTTGCTCAACCTTATGCATAGCGTGCCTCAGCAAACAGTTACTGCTCGCTTGGGTGGCATTTTCACAAAGTTTTCCGCCGTATGTTGCTGTTCGCCTCCACTGCCCTTCGACCATTCGGAAGTATGTTACTGCATTAGACATTGAGCCAAATTTCTCACGTCTACTAATCTCAGGTTTGTAGTACCGCAAACAGCGTCCTGATGGTAACCGCATTAACAAATAAGCTCCACTCATACCAAATGAGATATATTGACCAACCTTAAAAATTTGTGTTGGGGCCTGTATAGCCTGAAACGCGGCTGCTTCCAGTTCCTTCCAAAAACCTGTTACAAGTGGATGATCACGCCGCCAGCGCTGTTTAATGATATCGCAAGACATAGCAGCTTCTATTGACATACGATCACGGAATGTTGCTTTACCTTTGCCATGTTCAAGTTTGCGCTTAATTTGTACTTCCAAATTTTCTAAATATGTTGTAGCTGTAGACCGAGCCTGTTGCAGCTCATAGCCGGAAGCGCTTGGTATTATTAAAGGCGTTAAAGTTTCTAAGTCAATATTATAATTGCGAGCCATAGAGGCAAACGCACCTATACCACCGCCAAAGCCAAGTTGCAGTACTGCCACTTTACCTACCAGACGTTGTTCATCTATTACGCTTTCATAGCTCACGCCAAAGATTGAAGCAGCTGCGACCTTATATGCATCCAGCTTATCGAAGTAAATTTGCAGTCCTTTCTCATCTCCAGCCAGCCATAAAACTTTGCGGGCTTCAATACTACTGAAGTCAGATACCAGAAACTCGTAACCGGAAGCTGCAATTATACACCCGCGAACAGCGGACGCAGCTAGTTGCATAACATTGCCATATAATAGTTCTGCCTCTTGCCAGCCGCAAGTCATTGCCTGGTAGGCGGCGTCAATAGCTGCATCAGTTTTAAGCTTAATTGTGCCCCGAGGCATATTATGTAGTTGAAGTAGTAGTGCTGTCCATCTGCCGGTACCAGCACCAGCAAAGCGGAACACTCCCCGAACCCGGCTATCATCGTCAGAGGCTGCCCGGAGCATAGCTTCATACTTAGTGGTTGATGTTTGGCTACATGCAAGCCTGATCTCCAGGACTTTACGAACTTTTTTTGGAATATCTTTTGTGCCTATAAAATATTCAAGCATATCTTTGGAGCCATTAGGCAAGAGCACTCCACCTGCGGTACCACACCATTCACGTATTTTTTGTATTTGGCTTGCTTTTGTGACCAGTCCGTTAGTCAGCTCTGAGAGTTCGGACTCTCTGTGGAGTTTATATTCACGAACCATACTAACTACAGCACGCGCTCCCTCTACATCAATATGTACTCCCCGCTGGTTGATAACTTGATCCAGCCGCCACATTTCCTGCTCTTCATTGGACATTGGAGGCATCTTTTTACTGGCTGCGTATTCAGCTTCAACATCCTGAAGACAATAACGGCATAGTTTTAGAAGGTCTTCCGGGCACTCTTCGATATGCCAGAACAACAGCTCCTGGGGGTCTACAGCATTATTTAAAAATTCTTGCCAGTGATCCGCTATAAAAGTTGAATAGGTTTTACCCTTATCACTGGTGGCTTGCTTATATGCTTGTTTTGCTTTTTGGTATAACTCAAAGTTTCGATATTCATTATCTAAGATTTTCCATCGGGCTGCGTTCATTGATAGCGGCTTACATGTTTTAAGCATGAGATCGTGCCCGGCGCTGTCTTTGCTTTGCTCGCCAAGATTGAGTGCTTCTGATAACGTTTCTAATTTTGCCGGTAGTGCATTGGTGAGCGCTTGAGACATACTGCAACTTCTATCTTCAGGGTTTGGCTGGGTTATCTTGTACCGAAGCCACATAAGATTATCTATTGCACGTTCAAATGGATCATTATGGCTTTCGGTAGGCTTACGACGGGCGTACAGTCTCATTAAACCATCATTGTCAATCAATGGTAGCCCGTGTTTTACCGGCAGCTTCGACACAAATTTAGGGTTAACCCACAGGACAGACATGTCTTCGCCTTCGTCATCTACAAGCTTAATTGCTAAACATATAGGCTCTGTAGACGGATGTTGGGCATACTTCTCTGCACCTGTTTTGTTTAAGTCTACTGCTGATAAGGTTTCATAATCCCGGTATAATTTCATTAAGTCCTTTAAAAGAAGGGGGCGCCGAAGCGCTCCCCTCTACAGTAACAAATTAATAGTATTGTGTTTCAGTCCAGTATGCTTGAATTATCTTTAGTTACTGGACCTCCTGCTGTGCCTTCTACTGCTGGTGGTATTTGAGCGTTCTGCTGCTGATTTTCATCCAGCCACCCATCAGCTTGACTTTTAGCAGCATCTAATTCACTTCCTCCGCCACCGTCGCCAGTATAAAGCACTGGGTCTGTTCCAGCCACTGTCTCAAAGCATTCATCAACAGACGGACCCCCGCCTCCCAGGCATTCATCTTCCCGGATCAGCTGCACACCATTAAGCCCAACAGTCACACCTCCAGAGCCGCCTGTATATGCGAATGCGTTGAGGTTGACTTTGTACCAGTACCCGGATTTACATAGGTTCGGGTCAATCGTTTGTTTGTTCGAGCCCACTACATGCGGTCTTTGATTCTCATTACAGGAAGCTGTGACAATAAAATGTCCTGCGTATTCAGGATTGGTCTCTTTAATCGGGATATGCTTATCATTGACAGCTACATCACCATCTTTAATAGGACTTTTCGGTCCCGTTCCTGGTTGACTGGCTACAATAGGAATACGTGGACGTGTTGCCGGGTCAGGCCACTGCTCAATAAGACATGCGTCAAGATCTGCTTTAAGCTTCTTCAAACTTTCAATATGCACTGAGTTATCTTTGGCATACATCAAAGTAACCCCGAGCTTTAGTGGGGACCCTGGCTGGTATGCTTTTGCTACAGCTAACGTCACCCAATTACACCGGATACTAGCGTCGCCTCCAGTAGTTGGAACTGTCATTGCCGTTTTACTTACTGATTTTCCTACCATGATGTCTCTCCTCATTAAATGATTATTGTATTTACATCTACTCCGTTTAATTTTCATACATACTTTTTGTTAAAAAAGATTAAAGGTTTAACTACTTACTTACTAGCTTCTATCTCTTCCATGATGTCTCTGTACTCAAACGCTAACTCAGTAACCTCATTGGTGATATGCAAAGTGTCATCTTTTAAAGGATCACCGAGCTGCCACCCACCATCATCTATGAAGATCATACCCAAGTGAGCGGCTATTTTTTGTCTGTTGATCGTTTTACCACAACCTTGCGGGCCTGTCAGTATGATTCCTTTTGCCATGCTATTATACCTCCTCAAACATACCGTCTATAACCGATACTGGTTTACCTTTAGCATCGACATGGACGAGTTTAGGTTTACCATCTTTAGAGCTGATCATTCCAGCTAGTTTCTGTTCTGTTTCTTTAGGCTTAAACCCACGCTCTTTTAACGCGGCCTCTGCTTTCGCCGGACTTTTTAAAGTTCTGTCGTGCGCCTCCCCCGCCAACATGTAATTTAATTTCTCTTCGGCGATCTGCTCGTCAATCCAGCTCCGGCTTTTCTGCCCAGCCACCAGTTTTCCCCAGTCATTGTCGCCATGCAGCGCCCTGGCGTACTCATAGTCATACACCTTATTCATCCAGTCTTTGACTACATCCATATAAGTAAGCACCCGTTGTCTTTGCTCTGCTGTTAACATAATCGGAGCGGGCAGTGTGTTCGGCCTGTCCGCCTCTACAACAGCAAACATATCCTGAGCGATTTCATTCGCCAGACTACTCAGCGCCGAACAAGTGGCTCTAGCGTTGCACCAGTGATCTTTACACCAAGATCCTGCAAAAAGCGGCGCGTCAGGCTCCAGGCACTTAGCAGCTGCAGGTTCGTAAGCTCCGTGAAACCAGCTTAGAAGCTCTTTCGGGGTGTACGCAATACTGCGTATCGCTTCCGCGCTTGGTGCGTTAGGCTGGACAATAGTACATACTATCTGCTGAATCTCCAACGGGTTTGTCACTCCCATTGCGCCTACAGCGTACAGTTTCAACTGCGGGGTATTGGCATCTACATAGGTTCGACCGTTTTTGTAATCTTCGATATGTAAAAGGCCAAAGGGTTGTATAATCTGTGCATCCGCTGTGCCCCAGCAGTTTTCATTAATTTCAACTTTCTTTTCAATCAACAGCTCTGATCCTGTGGCTTGTATATGCTGCTCTCGTACATGACTTACATATATTTGCACATTAGCGGCGTCTTCAGGCGTGACTTTGAATTTCCACAAGCCTTTTTCTGATTGAGGTTCTGCCTTCATGAGAAAATCAGCACCTGCAGGCGTCTCACCACACCAAAAGCCTATATACATATTAGCGTCTTCCTCCCGCGTCAGGCAATTAGCACCGACAGCATGCAGCCCAGTGCCTTTTGCTGAGTATTCATTGCTACTGCGGGGTATTTTAGCCTGTTCGCGCCTGTTTCCCGGACACTTTAAATCAAGCGCAGCACCCGATGGTGATAGTTTTGCGTGTTCCATGTTCTTTTTCCTCCTTCCACTATGTATTTAAAAAAGTTTTAAACCTTTAAAAGCTGTAAGCACTCCATTGCTTCTCCAATTTTATCATCCGGCACCGCTGTTACGCCGGGTGCCAGGTGAGCTATTGCAGCCTGTATAACAGGAGGCTGTATGCCCTGAATTATTAGGATGCGAGCTAACGATAGCAATTCATCTTTGGTTGGGTTTTCTGTCGTTGTTGTTGTTTTTACTGTTTCAGGTGTTTTTACTGTTTCAGGTGTTTTTACTTCAGATGTTGCTACTTCAGGTGTTGCTACTTCAGGTGTTGCTACTTCAGGTATTTTAATCATTTCAACAATTCTGACCCTACGCATAATGCGTTCATAATGTTCTTTGCATGTTTCTTGGTTTACATTACGTTGACCTGTTATAAGTTGAACAATATCCTCAGCTGAGTTTTTACCAATGTTGTCAACAGCAGTTAAGAAAGCAGTTTTGAAAGTATCCCATGTCCACATTACTGCTGGTGCTTTTGCTTCTGCATCAGTGGGCTCAGGTGTTACAGGTGTTGGTGTAGGTAGTGTAACGGGTGTATCATCTCCCTGTGTCATGACGTCGGCCACATGATCAAGGACTGCCTGATGCCGTTTCGGGAAAGTCCAGGCTGCAGGATGTGTGATGCCCAGCCTTTTTATCGCTGCCATGATCGCTTCCTGTTTTACTTTGGAGGGGTACCTGCTTTGAACAGGTTCCGTTAATGGGTCCCAAACGCTATCATCGGGCCCTTTAAATACTGCTCTGCCTTCAGGCTCAACAGGATGAGTAACTTTGGTGCCATCAAGCAGCGTCTCTTCAAATGCCCCACATTCAGGAGCAGGGGTTTGATGCGGCGATCCATATGGTGTCTCTTCCTTAGAGCACGGCGGTAGGGCAGCAAGCCTCTCTGTTAATGCTGTCTGCGCCTCCAATGCAACTGCCATCCGTTCTGCTTTACCTATTAGTTTTGTTATAAGGTCTTCTATTCTGTTTTCAAAACTCATTTTTTACTCTCTTTCTATTATTATTATTATTATTAATGTTTTTTTTTAGTTGAACGGAGCTTAGTTTTTTTATACTCCTTCCTTTGCGCTTTAAGCTCGTTTTTATTTTAACACCTTTTCTATATCATACTGTTTACCGGCAGCTGCGGCCATGACAGTAGCGTCAATGGAGCCTTCAACTACCAAATGAATTACGTTAACCCCTTCCGCCTTTTGGCCTATACGAATTAGCCTATCTTTGCACTGATCATTCTGCCCCGGTACAAAAGAACTTTCTACAAATACAACAGTATCCGCAGCTGTTAATGTCCAGCCTATGCCCAGCGGTACCCAGCCTCCAACAATGATCTTACAGCGGGGTTCACTTTGAAATAGATCAACATGATGTTGCCGCATATCCATTGGAGTCGCTCCATAAATAAGAGGCACTTGGCAGTATTTATTTGCTATCATGTAGCCTTTCAACCCCTCCTGTAGCCCTTCAAGTACTTCACGATGGTAGGCAAACACAACCATCTTTTTCAACCCACCTTCCATTTGATCTTTAATCCATGAAATAGCATCGGGTAGTTTTTCAATACCCATTTCTCTTCTTAATTCAGGGATGGCGCCGTAACCTAATGGCTTCCCAGCTTCAAGTATTTCAGTAGCTGTAAATTGGATATTCTGTTCTTTTTTTAATACTGCCGCAGTGCCTGGTGTTGGAGGGAACACTACCAAGCTGTGGCGCTCGGGAGGCAACTGCGGCAGTACTTTTCTTTTATCTCTTCGGGTCATAAACCCGGTACCTCTTAGCTTTGTATTCAGCTCTCCCTGGTTACGCCCACCGGTGATTTGCCAGCCGTAAGTGTCCATGTAGCCTGTTGTATATCTGTTGTTAAATTGTTGCTCTGTTAAGCCTCCTGAGACGTCTGGAGCTAAAGCATTAAGGGTACTATAGAACTCATGCGCCCTGTTTGGTATTGGAGTGCCGGAAAGCATAAGTACATTAGTTGCTTTTTCAGCGATTGCCAGGCATGCCTTTGTTCTTTTTGCTTCAGGATTTTTTAGGTAGTGGGATTCATCAAAGATTACAAGATCCCACGAATCCATCACCAGAAAGTCAAACATCTCTTTATTAAGCGTCGTTTCGTAAGAGACTATTATCACCCCCCGATCCAGGGTTTTCATCACCCAGGATTTTTTCCCAAGATAGGCCCAGGCCCAGGTATCAGGCCAGGTTAACCACTTGTCCAATTCACGCGCCCAGTTGATTCTCAAGGAAGCAGGGCATACTACTAAAACTCTGGTGGGATCTATCAGATTATAATTGATTAGACCCGCAGCCATGATACTTTTACCTAAGCCCATAGGGTCTGCTAGTAGAGCAGCTTTAAAGCCATCTGAAAAACGTAAGCTCGCAGCCACAATCCCGGCTCGCTGGAACAACATATATTTTTCACCTTTAGGGCAGGGTATTTTTTCACTGTCACATTCTGCTCGGCTTCGTCTCTCTCGCTCAAATATCGGATGAAGTTCGCCAAAAGCTTCATTACTGCATTTAGCTTTATTGTTATGTATAAATAAGC